AAACACCACAAAAAGAAGAAGATCCAGAAGAAACGGTAGAAGAAGAGAAATCATCAGAACCTAAAATATCAAAGAAAGAAAAGGCAGCTACTCAAATCGTAAAGAAGATTGATGATAAGGCTAGGTATGATGACGCTGCTCAAACCAAAACTTTGATCGTGATGCAAATACTAGGCAACACAAAAACTTTTTTTGACTCTCAATCTTTTATACAAGATACAAATGTCACTGAGTATTTAAACAAGACAATAGATGATCAGTATGGTATGCTCTTCGACATGGCTCAAAATAATACACTACAGGAGATGATAGATGCCCAGTATTGAGTATTCGGGGATGAAGGTATCTGGGGGGAAAGCGTTTGCTATTCTTACTCTTCTAGGTGCTCTTGGATCGGGAGCATGGGCAGTTTTTGAATTTTGGAAAAACTATCAAGACCTTCAACAGAAAGTTTTGGAGTATACGGCCCCAGATCTGTCTCACTATGATGAACAATTAGCCGTGTTAAAATCAGAGATAGATATGATACTTGATGAAATTACAATAGTGGCAGATGTTGCCAAAGATTTAAAAAACGATATGAAAGCAGACCTGCGTCAAATGAATGGAGATATAAGACATATCACAGAGATTGTTAATGATGTAGAAGATAGACAAAAAGAAGATGCCAGAGAGCTTCTTGATGAGATGAAATTATTAGAAGAAAGCCTTGACTTAAAGATAGATAAGGCTTTAAATAATCCATTGAACAGTATGTCAGCAAAGTCAAAATAGGAGTAAACCATGTGCGATTGTAAAACAGATGAGGATTGTGTATGTCGATTAAGATAGAGATGAAAACATGACATGGGGTATGTGGTCAGAGCGCCTTAATGCAGTTGAAAAGAAAGCTGATAGTGTTGCACAAATGCAACAGGATATTGCTATAATTAAATCTAAAATATTAGATATGGATGATAGAATCGCTTGGATAGAGGAGTTTTTAATTAAAACTTCTGACTTTTAAATGTGTGATGGATGTGACATACTATGTAAAAAATGTGAGATGGAAATGCAAGATTGTGAAAAATGCGATTGTCAATGTCATTGTGGATCTTCCTGCATTTGGTGTGGTTGTGTAGGTTGCGTTCATGCCAATATCCAGAGCACAAATGAGACAACAAATAACGAAGCCCGGAAGGCTTAAAAGGAAAAAAAAGAAAAATGACAAAATTATGCCCAAGAGGAAAAGCCGCAGCAAAGCGTAAATTTCGAGTGTACCCATCAGCGTATGCCAATGCCTATGCATCAAAAGTTTGTGCAGGTAAAATTAAAGATCCTAGTGGCGTAAAAAGAAAAGATTTCAGAGGCCCTAAACCATCAGGAAAAGCAGATGGGGGTATCATAGACTTCAATAAAATATCTCAAGATCGTAAGAAAGTTTCTAAATTTAACAAGGGTGGCCTAGCCAGAGGATGTGGAGCGGTTATGGCAAACAAAAGAAAAACTACAAAATTTGTTTAAATGGCTAAACCAGGATTAAAAGAGTGGTTTAAGCAAGACTGGAGAGATATAAGCACTCGAAGAAAAGATGGTAGTTTTGCTAAGTGTGGCAGAACAAAACAAAAGAAAGACGCAAAACGAAAGTACCCTAAGTGTGTGCCAGCAGCAAAAGCGAATAGAATGACTAAGGGGCAAATTAGATCCGCAGTATCAAGAAAAAGATCAGTAGCTCAAGGAGTTGGTGGTAAACCAACCAATGTAAAAACCTTTGTAAAAAAAAAGAAAAGATAATGCAACAACAAGATCCAAGACATAATCAATGGTAGCTAAAGTATCAACTATAAAAAATAAAATAAAAGCTGGTAAAAAATTAGGATTCTCAGAAAGGGCAAGAGCAGTCAACAAAGGGTTATTACCGAGTGTCAAGAAAAAAACAAGCAGAAAAAATAAAGCTTGATGTAATCAATTGGTCTAAGACTGTCTTAGAACCAATGAACAAACATATAGGTTTCCCAGCGTGTCCTTTTGCAGCTAAGTGGAGAAAAGATGGAAAAGTGCGAATAGAGGTTCGCATGGACAAATCCAAGTATGAAAAACAACTAACAAGTGTAATAAAGTCGTGGAATAAAAAAGAACACGACATAATAATTTATTGTGATCCTTTTTTTGAGCAATATGATCCCAATCAGTTTCAAGAAAAAATAGATTTTTATAATAAAACTTATAATAGACGAGATGTCTATTTTATGGGTTTTCACCCTGAAACACCAGCTGATCCCAAAGATCAAGAATTTTTATGTGATCCCACAGATGCACCAGTGACACACGGGGATTTAGAATACTCCATGATGCTAATACAAAAGTTTAAACAGTTGTATGATGCAAGTTGCAAACTACATAAGATAGGCTATTATAAGAAATGGCCTAAGGAATACTACAACGAGGTAGTAGCCGAAAGGCAACATACGTATGAAAAACTAAATAAAAAGAGGTGACACCATGATGAAGAAAAAACAAG